TATATTGATCCAAAGGATCATAAAGAACATGTCAATCATGGTATGATTGAATATAGTGAGAAAGATTTAGAAATGCACAATGATGCTTTTCATGCTCATGAAGAGAATGAAGAGAATCCTGGTGGTGCAAAGATTAATGATTGGCACACACGCCACGAGGATCAGCATTTAGAAGTTTATTGCGATAATCATCCAGATTCATTTGAATGTAGAGTATATGATGACTAATGCTTGAGACACGTCATTCGGCTATTGACTTCATTGGAAGAGATGGGTTTCACTGGTTCTTAGGACAGGTAACTCCTGATAAAGCTTGGCGTGATAAAAACAATCAAAACTTTCAGAATGGATTTAGGGCAAAGGTAAGAATATTTGGTCATCACCCTAAGGCTAGTGGAGAAGAAGGTGGAATAGATGATGTTGACCTACCTTGGGCACATTTTCTAACTCCACCTAATTTTGGTGCTGGTAATAATTTTGGTGGTACTAGCTTTGCTCTGCAAGGTGGTGAATGGGTATTTGGATTTTTCCTAGATGGTGAGGAAGCACAACAACCTGTAGTTATAGGTTGTTTTCATAATAACAGTTCTACTGAGACAGAACAGACTGCTGAAGATGTAATCAATAATGGTACTACAGGATTTGCTCCTTACATTTTCCCTAAGGAAATAGAGAAGGGTGATCCTATTACTCTTGTTAGTAATGAACCAAACGATCCTGTTAGTAGTATTGCTACCAGTGATGCTAAAGTTCTCAATGATAAGAAAGAGGAAAAGGGAACTATAGCAAAACACTTTGATAATAAGACTTACGAAGTAAAGACTCACCAGAAATGTTATACACCTAAGGGTGCAATGGGTGAGGTGGCAAAAGAATTACAGAATTTTATTGGTATAGTTACAGGTCTTGAAAAGTATAAGGATGCTTATATTGATCCAGTGGTGAATAAGTTTGTCAACATGGATAAACTTGTTGATAAGTTTTCTATAAAGATTGCAGGTGGAATGTCTGGTGTAGTAAGAGAAGCAAGAAAGCAGATGTTCTCTGAAATCAATAAGAGAGTGGATGATGCTGTTGGTTTCCTTGACCCTGCTCATTTAATCAAACAACTTGAGGTAAAGAAACAGACTGATGCCATATACTGTTTGATGGAGAATTTTCTAAAAGGTCTCAAGAATTTTGTTGGAGATTTTCTAAAAGAATTACTTGGTAAATTAGTAAATGCACCACTTTGCCTTGCAGAAAAATTTATAGGTGGTTTAATGAGTTCTATTAGTGATTCAATTCAGAATATGATCAATGGTCCTGTAAATGCATTGAGTAAATTAGCAGGTATTCAGATACCATCATTTATGTCAATGATGGATAAGGCAGTTGGTATTGCACAGGCAGGTTTAGCATTATTATCATGTGAAGGTAATGAGTGCGAACCTTCTCCAGATGACTGGGTAACTAATATTGGTCCTGATCCTAAGAAGGTTTTGGATTTCAATAAAACACTTAATCTAGCAAATAGTCTTGGAGGATTCTCTCCTCTAAATTTGGGTGGATTTATGAATCAGATGATACCAGGTCTAAGTTCAGCAACAGGTTCAATAGAAAAATTGAAAGGACTAAAAGATCAAGTTACATCTATGGATATGGGTCTTAGTGGTATCGGTAATATGGAGTCACTTGTAGGTGCATGTAATCCATTCCAGAAAAAATGTGGTCCTCCAAGAATAGAATTATTTGGTGGTGGAGGTATTGGTGCTGTTGCTAATGGTGTTATTAATTCTGTTGGGAAGGTAGTTGGTGTAAGTATGCAAGATTTAGGATTAGGTTTTACAGATCCACCTAAAGTACGTATTATTGATGATTGTGGAAACGGTGCAGGTGCAGCAGGTGAAGCAGTCATTGATCCTGAAACTGGAGAAGTGACTAATATTATTATAACTGATCCAGGTGGAGGGTATTTGGGACCAGAAGATCTTGCAGATTCTGATGGAGAAGATGTAGTGGGATTTGTTAGTGGTATAAAGGTTATTAGTACGGGTGCTGGATATCAAGAAGGTGATACTATAACTGTAGAGGATACAGGTGCAGGTCCATGTACTATTATACCTGAGATTTTTGATGGTAAAATAGTTGGAGGTTCTGCTGGTTGTGGAGTTGGAATAACTGATATTCCTACACTTACCATTAACACAAAAACTGGTTCAGGTGCTAGAATAATACCTATAACCAAATTTACTAAGAGAGAAGAATTTACAGGTGAATTACCACCTACTGCTACTCTTATTAGAGTTATTGATTGCCCTAGGATTTACTGATGTCAAATAAAATAAAAGTAGTTAATGGTGTAACTTTCTTTAATGGGGAAGTAGTAACTGGTAGCAAACGTCAAGCAGCTCTATCATTTAGTAGAGCAAATGCGATAAACAGTTTGAATAGAACTACCAGTGGAAATGGTAGACAGTATAGGATAAGACAGATTAATGGTTATAATAAAGAATTAGGTTTACCACCTTTAGATCATACAGCTCTTGACCCTAGTTACCAAGCTACTGTGCTAACTGGTAATCCTAAGATTGATTCACCTAATGGTGTTGATATGAGGCAACGTGGTGATGGAACGTATTATGTTCCAACTTCCGCTATCGAGGCAGGTGAAAATGAAATTCTAACTAGTCCTACTGAAACTAATACAAACACTGTAGAAGAAACTACGGAAGAAGAAACATCAGATATTGTTACATCAAGTGAAACTGCTGCTTCTAATCAAGAGTCAACAGAAGAAGTTACTGAAGAGTCAACAGTAGAAGAGAATCCAACTGAAAATCTAACTGATAAACAGAAAAAGGCAATAAATCCAGAAGAAGAATTAGGTGATGTAAATCCAGAACCAGAATTAGATAGAGAAACTGGAGATCCTGGTGAAAGAAAACCACCAGGAAATAATAGAGATGAAGTAATAACTACAGCAGATGATACTTCACCTGTAACAGAAGGAGATCCGCCACCAGAAGAAGAGAAAGAAACTAATACTAAACCTCATATACCACCAGTTATAATACAACATCCTGAAGATGGTACATTCTTCATGGGAAGAGAACGGGACGATAAGGTTACACGTAAAAGAGATATACAACTTGTTGGTTCTAAAAGTAATTCTTTGAGATTATTCCATGATGGTGGATTTGAGTTGAAGTCCAGTGAAGATGCTGGAGGAACTTCAGGTTCAAGTATACTACAAGTTGTTGATGATGCACCTCTTCTTATAAAGAGTAAGGGTGATATTAGAATACAATGTGATGGTAGATTCTCTGTGGTTGCTCACGATATAAAGATGAAAGCAGAGGGATCAGATGATACTGGTGGAATTACGTTAAAATCCGAACATGATATTACCATAGATGCTGCAAACCGTGCTATAATAAAAGCAGAAAACATTACATTCGATGCTAAAGATCGAATATTGTCTCATTCCGTAGGATGGCAGATTCTTATTGGTCAGGTTATTAGATTACATGAACCAAAAACAAAAATATGCCCTGCATTCCTGAGGGAATATATAGACGAACAAATCAAAACACTTAGAACAAACTAATGGCTGGAATACGTGACATTGAATCTGGTAAAATTTACATTGGTAAAGAACAACCAGCAAAATTAGATCAATCAGATGAAACTCTGAATGGTGACGCACCTTATGATGGTACTCTTGCTGTTACTGGACCTGCATTTGTAGGAGGTCATAGTAAAGATGCTAAAGGTGTTGCAAATATTGGTACTGACCTAGGAGATTTCAAACCTAATGTTGCAGGTCGTGCTGTTGATATTGAAGGTGATGTCAAAATTGTGACAGAGAGTGGCAAAGCACTCGACATTGAGGGTAACACTGTACAAGATGGAGATACAAATCAAACAGGTAAGATAACAGCATCATCTACAGTGAAGGCAAGTAATTTTATAGGTGATATTAGCACAACATCAGGTACACCACCAGGTTGTAAGGTATTTGACTTACCTCATCCTAACATAGAAGGTTATAGACTTAGACATGCTTGTGTTGAAGGACCAGAGGCAGCAATATATGTTAGAGGTAAAGTTCAGTTGGATGGTATTATAGAACTACCTGACTATTGGCAAAACTTTATAGATATGGAAACTATTACAGTCCATCTTACACCAATCGGATCATATCAAGAACTGTATGTAAAAGAGATACAGTATGGTAAGAGAGTTATCGTAAGAAACAGTGCAGGTGGTCCTATAAATGCAGCATATCATGTGTGGGCAGACAGAGCAGGAGAGAAGTTAATCCCAGAATATCCTGGTAAAAATGCTGGAGATTATCCTGGTGATAATAGTAAATACTCTGCTGCAGGGTATCATTATGATGTCAGGGAAGAAAAACCCAAGAAGAAGGGTTGACAACGATCCTTATAAATGTTAGTATATGACCAGTAATTACTTTATGCATGGCTAATCTTGGTTTCTCTGGTGAGTTTGTTGATGAGATTCGCATAAACATGGAAGGAAGAACCTTTGAGGTCTATGGATCTGATGGTTCTTGCCAGAAAGTTACATGTGAAGATACTGATCAATTTATGGCAGTGTTCAAGGTTACAAAAAAAGCATCTGAAATTGATGACCAACTAAAAATAGTTTATGTCTAATGACAGAAGAAGCAATCACTAAGATTTGCTATACAAAAGCAGAAGTAGATCAAATGATTGCTGATGCTGTTGCTGAAGCAAGAAGGATAGATGAAGAGTCCATGCGTAAGCATAATAGGGATGCTACTATTATTAGTATGATCCTTGGATTTACCTGTCTTGCATTATTTCTTGATGGATTATTGCGGATTTTAGGAATCATTCCACCGTTTGCTGGATTAGATGTAAATGTAATAGATCAGATTGTAGATAAGGTTGAAAGTGATATATTGCCATTAGTCCAGAAGATACCACGAATCTAGGTTCTATAAATAACTTGAAGGAATGGTGTCAGGATTTATAGGCAATGCCACTTAGTAGACTTGAGAATTTTCTAAAGAATGTTCAGGGCAACGTAATCTACGTAAACCCTGAAGAACTTGATGCAACTGATGATATCAGTAACACTGGTAACTCCAGAACTCGTCCGTTTAGGACAATACAGAGGGCACTAATTGAGTCTGCTCGTTTTTCATATCAGTTAGGTAAAGATAACGATAAGTTTGATAAGACCACTATCATGGTCTCGCCTGGTGTTCATTATATCGATAACCGTCCTGGTCTACAAATTGATACAAGTGGTAGTATAACTGATGTAGGTGGAAGTGCAGCGTCTATAAGTGAATTTGCAGTTGGAAGTAATTTTGATATACAAGACACCGATAACGTATTATATAAATTCAACTCCGCAAGTGGTGGAGTTATTATGCCAAGAGGTACATCCATTGTTGGATCAGACCTCAGAAAGACTAAGATAAGACCTAAGTATGTTCCTGATCCTACTGCATCAGGTATAGCACCAACAGCAATATTCAGAGTAACAGGATCTTGTTTCTTCTTTGGATTCAGTTTCTTTGACGCAGATCCTAATGATAGGATCTATAAAGATTATACTGGAAATGTTTATACTCCTAATTTCTCACATCATAAACTAACTTGCTTTGAGTATGCTGATGGTCAGAATGTAATACCTGGTAAGGGTAATACAGATCTTGACATGTATTATCATAAGTTGACTTTAGCTTATGGTATAAACAGTGGTAGAGCATTACCTAACTATCCATCTAATGATGATTTCGAGAAGGTCGTTGATGAGACTAGAATCGTTGGATCAATATCACAAATAGGTGCTATTGAAATATCAGACATATACTCTGGAACAACACCATCATCTCCTACTGCTACTAAGATAGTTACTGTAGTAACAAAAACTACTCATAACTTGGCAGTTGGGACTCCTGTATTGATTCAGGGTGTCAATGATACTTACTATGATGGTAGTTTTATTGTAAACCAAGTCATAAATGACACTAACTTTACATATTCTGTACCAGTAGTACCAGCATCTACAGCAACTCCATCACTTAGTGGCCTTAGCCCAACGGTTAAGATTGAAAGTGATAGTGTAACTTCTGCATCACCTTATATCTTCAACTGTTCAATTAGATCAGTTTATGGTATCAATGGTCTTCATTGTGATGGATCAAAGGCAACAGGATTCAAATCTATAGTTGCTGCACAGTTTACAGGTGTATCCTTACAGAAAGATGATAATGCATTTGTAAGATATAATGCAAGTACAGGAACTTGGCAAGATCAAGCAACTCTTGGAACATCAGTATCATTACATACTGATCCTAATGCAAGACATAAACCTGAATATGAAAACTATCATATAAAAGCATCTAATAATGCTGTAATGCAGTTGGTATCTGTATTTGCTATTGGATATGGTAAACATTATCAAGTATCTTCTGGTGCTGATATTTCTATTACTAACTCCAACTCTAACTTTGGTCAGAGATCTTTTGTTGCTGATGGTTATAGAGATAAAGCATTTACAAGAGATGATAAAGGTTATATTACTGCTATTGTACCACCTAAGAAAAATAATGCTGCTGAAGTTAATATAAACTGGGAAGCAATTGATGTAGATGTCACTGCAGGTGTTACTACAGACTCTAGATTATACTTGTATGGATTTACAGGTAAGGATAGTATACCTTCAAGAACTGCTAATGGTTATAATGTTGGTAATAAAATAGATGAGACATTATCTGTTGGTATAGGTCTTACCACTTATAGTACTCCTGTCTATATGACTGGTAATAATCCTACTATTGCTAACTGGTCTATAGGTAAGAAAGAGTATGTTGTTGGATCAAACTCTGGTATCAACTCTATTACTTCTAATACTATAACTCTAAAGACAGACCATGATCTTTTGGCTGGAGAGAAGGTAAAGGTATATGCCAAGGATGGTAATTTACCTGATGGAATAGAGCATAATAAAGAATATTTTGTAATATCAAGTGCTGATGATAAGATAAAGTTAGCATCAACATTTAATAATGCAATTGCTGGTACCAATTTGACAGGTATCAATAACCTTGGTGGAGAACTAACGGTAGTATCTACGGTAGAAGGTAAGAAACCTGGTGAACCAGGTCATCCAATACAGTATGAAACGAATACTGGTTGGTATATTAACGTAGGTGCAGGTAATACATTACGTACACAGTTAGTCAATAATCAAGCAGATTTATCACCTAAGACTAACAATACATTTATTACAAGAAATCCTGATAATAGACTTGACCTTGATACAGTCTATCGTTTGAGATATGCTGTACCTAATAATACCATTGCTGTTCCACCTACTGATGGATTTGTAATTGCAGAGTCTGGTACTGTAGTTGATGATAATAAGTATCAAAATAATAATTCAAGTCTTGGATCAGTATCCGATCTTAGAACTGATAATGTAATTGTAGATGCAACATGGTCTTCTAATGTTGGTATTATAACTGCACAAGCACCACACAAATTAGATGCTGGTAATACTATTGAGATACTCAGACTAAGAAGTGGTAATAATACACTTGGTGCTGACAATTCAGGTTTCAATGGTACATTTGAGGTTCTTGGTATCAATGATAATAGGACATTTAGAATTGGATTGAATACTAATCCTGGTGGTATAACAACCACTACTGGATTGAGTGCAAATGTAATAGGTTATATTCCATATACTAAACATGATGCAAGTATAGTTGGTTCAGGTAGAACATTTGCACCATACTTTGCTAAACGTGATACACCAAAGGCACTACAAATTTATAGTAGTCAAGAGATTCAAGGTTATAAGCAAGATGTACAAGATGGTGTATATGATTTAACTGTATTAGGTTATGTTGCTCAACCTACTGTATCTCCATTCTCAACAACTTCTAATTACTATCCACAGGACATAAACGATTTACGTCCGAAGACAAGTAAAGATAATACTGTTGTAGATCCTGAGGCTGCTGTTTCTTACGCACTCAGAGGTAAACCTGGCATAGTCAAAACTAATGACCCTGCTAACAGTATAACAAAAGAATCTATAAATTCATTCTTAGATACAACTAATATTGGTATTGGTCTTAGTGCAGGTTCACATAGTGGTGGTAACCTAAGATTAGATACAAGTCATCATCATGGATTCAATGGTGTAAAGGCAACGAATAATCTATCAGGTGGTAGTAATCTAGGAACAAATAGTGGTAATGCTGAGTTCTATTTCAATGTAGAAACCGAAGCTGGTGGTGGACATGGATTGACAGTGGATGTTACTGTAAATGCTGCAGGTGCAGTTAGTGCATTTGATATCAATCAACCAGGTTCAGGTTATTTGGTAGGTGGTACAGTTACTATAAAAGGTATTCCTTTCTCTGCTGCTGGAACTAACGCTACGTTTGACATCACTGAGATTGATAGTGGTGTTGATGATATAATTCAAGTGGTAGGAATGTCTAGTGAGTCCTATAACGGTCTTCATAAGATATCTTCTGTTGATAGTAATCTAAGAGTTACAGTTCCTGGTTCTGCAACTGGGGCTGCTACAGGTGGACACATTTTCCGTGTTGGTAAATCAATTAGTGTAACATCTGTACAACACAACCATGTTAGTGGTATAGCAACAGTTCAGACTTCTGGTGATATTGGTCTTAGAAAGGGTGATCAGATTGTTCTAAACAGTATTCCTAATGCTAATCTAAATGGTACATATGATGTTACTGATAGAGTAGGATATGGTTCATCAGTTCTAGTCAACATTGGTAAGTTCCCAACTCATCAGGCATCAGGTACAATAGTCAGTGCATATGCTCATGGTACTGGTTTATCTGTAAGAACATCTGGTAGAGATATTCCTTTTTATGATGGTGTTACTACAAAACTAAACAGTAATTTAGGTGCAACTGGATCTTCTATTACACTTGCTGATGTTAAGTTATTGAGAAGAGGGGATTATCTTCTAATTGAAAATGAAATTGTAAGGGTTGCAAATAAAACTGGTACTAGTGTTATTAGGGGATTGCTTGGTACAAATGCTGTCGCACATGAATCTAATTGTTCAGTACGTCGCATAAAGGTATTACCAGTAGAAAACAGACGTTATAGTATTATACGTGCTTCTGGTCATACGTTTGAGTATGTTGGATACGGTCCAGGTAACTACAGCACGGCAATGCCTCAGAACCAAGGTAGTACCTTGGATGAGGATGATCAGTTGAGATCACAGTCACTTCAGACTAGAGGTGGTTTGGTTGCTTACACTGGTATGAATGATAAGGGTGATTTCTACATCGGACGTAAGAAGATTAATGCTGTAACAGGTGAAGAGATTGATACTATTGATAAGTTTGATAACACAGATGTTGGTGAAGACTTTGTTATGCCAACAAGTGCTATATTTGATGATCTAACAGTCAATAATAACCTATACAGTAATGGTAATACTGATACAATAGATCTAAAACTAAGAGGTAATAGATCTGGTAATATTAGTAAGACTGTCTTTGTTGGGATACAAGAAACTACTCCTACTACTAGTCAGTCACAAGATAATATTCTATTCAGAGTAAGTCACACGCCAGGTGGAAATCTTGGTTGGGTGAAGACAGATGGATCTGGATCTGAGAGATGGCAAGAGTTTGCTCCTATATCATATGAAAGTGGAAGCAATGCTTATGCCTTTGATAAGTTAGCAATAGGTCAAGCTTCTGTTAACTCAGGTGAAATTCTAAGTATCAATGGTAATGGAAGGTTTGGTAGTCTAAAGGTTACTGATCTTACAAATGGACGTGTTCTTATTGCTGGAGCTAATGGAGAGTTACAAGATAGTTCTTCACTCACATTCTCAGGTGCTAAATTAACTGCCTCTGCAATCGATGTTGATAATAACCTCGATGTTGATGGTAATCTTGATGTTGATGGTGATACAACATTAGATAAAACTGATATTGCTGGAAACCTAACTGTAACTGGTACAGTTACATCGGGAGCAATCACTGCAAGTGGTAATATAAATGCTTCCTCGCATACTATTACTGGTTCAACACTGGTTGGTAAGGGTGTCATACCTATTGGTGGTATTATCATGTGGTCTGGTACAGATGCTAACGTACCAAATAACTGGGCGTTATGTAATGGATCAAACGGTACACCAAACTTAATTGATAAGTTTATTGTGGGTAGAGGTAGTGCATATGCTGCTGACAGCACAGGTGGTTTTACTGATTCTGTAGTAGTAGAGCATGGTCACACTGCAACATCTGCTGTTACTGACCCTGGCCACGCACACACATTTAGTTCTCATAATAATGATGATAACGAGGGTAACACCTTGAATGATAGATCTAATCTACCTAATACAAGGACAATGACATCAAGTAGTGAGAGTACTGGTATTACCGTTGCTACTACTGTCAACGATAATGGTGTTTCTGGAGCTGGTAAGAACTTACCTCCATACTATGCTATCGCTTATATCATGCGTATTAGTTGATCTAAATACATATACAAAGGAGTGCATTTGGTAAATGGCATCAGTTAATAAGAAGTTTGCCGTAGAAAAAGGTCTCGAAGTCGGTGACAAGGCTCTTGTAGTTGATGCTGACGGTGAAAAGACTGGTATTGGTAAAACCAACCCGATTTATGGTTTAGATGTAGCATCTACTGCCAACTTTGATGGCATTGTTGCTGCAGGCCAGGTTGGTATTGGAAGTACACAACCTGTAAGAGACCTCGATGTTCGGGGCACTGCAAGATTTACTGGCAAAGTTTACGATAAGAATGACACAGAAGGTACAAATGGTCAAGCACTGATAACTACAGGTGTTGGTGTATCATGGACAGACCTAGCACAGATTGAGACGAACGCTGCAGATAAAGTATATTCAGTACAATATAAGAAAGCAAATCTAAAATTTGGTGGTGCTTCTAACTTTGTATTTGATCCTGTCAATGAGCGAGTAGGTATTGGGAGTACACAACCTGAGTATACTCTACAAACTGACGGATTGGTTCAGATTGGTGGAACATTCCTTGATGCTAATGGTACAGCTGGTATTGGTAAGAGTGTATTACAAGCAACTGATAGTGGTGGATTGCAATGGGTAGGTGCAGGTGCTAGTGTAACAAACATATATTACGTTAACGAAGATGGAAATGATAATAATACAGGATTCTCGGAAGGAGATGCTCTAAGAACTATTGAAGCTGCTTGTCTAAAGGCAAAGGCAGGTAATGTTATACGAGTTGCTGCAGGTATATACGAAGAAGAGAACCCAATATTTGTTCCTCGTAATGTTACCATAGATGGAGATGATCTAAGAAATGCACAGGTAGTACCAAAGAACAAGAGTAAGGACTTATTCCATGTAAACAATGGCGTACTGCTCCAGAATATGTCATTCATTGGTGCAGCAAATACTGGTGCTATGGTATCATATCCGCCAAGTGGTATTGTAAACAACCATAGGTTTGTTACTTCTGCTGCTGGTAGTATTGTAAAGACGGCATGGAACTCTGGTTTATCAACCACACCAACTGCTGCAGATTATGATCCTACATCAGGTATAGTAACATTTACCACAGAAAATCCTCATGGTTTAGCTGCTCCTACTAGATTATCAATTTCTACTGCTTCTTATAGTCCTGTTGCTGGTATTCTTACAGTAACTACAACTGCTAATCATGGATTAACTTCAGGAGATTTCATTGGTATTGATGATGACTCTTTGACCTTTAGATGTACTATGGATGGTACATGGAGTGATCATACTTATCCTAGGGGTGCTGATAATGTACGTGACAACGATGCTGATCCTGTAAGTGGTAAGTTTATAACTGCTACAGTTGTAGATGCTACTAACTTTACAGTCAATGTTGGTCCAAGTCCAGCAGTAAATCATGCTGTTAGTGGTGCAAATTATGAACCAAGCACAGGTGTTCTAGAACTTACTATTGGATCTCATTCATTACAAGAAGGTGATAAGGTAAAGATTGGAGAGGGTAAATTAACATTTACTTGTGCTCAAGATAGTCATGGTTCAAACCATACTTATCCACGCTCAACGATAGACAATCATACTGCAACTGGTGGTGCATACGATCCTCATACAGGTGTTATGACACTAACCATACCTGATCATGGTATGAGAAGTGGTGATTATATTAAGATAGATGATGGTGGTGTAACTTTTGAATGTGCGTTTGGTGGTGCTTCAGGTGCTGCGGCTAGAAAGGCATATCCAAGAGCAACAGACCCTGTTAGTGGTAAGTGGATAGAAGTTACTAAGGTAGATGATAATAATATTACTGTTGTAGTTCTTGATAGTCAGAGTATTCCTTCTACTAATCTTACACCTCATACATTCTTCTCTGCTGTTACTAACTCTATCAAGCAGAAGAGAGATAGAACATACGATCAACCTGTAGAGATTATCGGTACTACTGGTACTACTATAACATTAAATGTTGGTAAAGCATCTAACACTACTGAACATTTATGGGCTGGTGGTACATCAGCTAATGCTGTAACGAGTGGTGGTCAGTATAATCATACATTTATTGCTTCTACTGCTAATAATATACAAAAATCAAATGCCAAGGTTGGTATTACTACTAATGCATTGACATTTACATGTGAGCAAGATGAGCATGGTTCTAATCATACATATCCAAGACCAACGGATCATGTAGCAGGTATTATAACTGCTGTTACTGCTGCTACAAGTAATACATTTACTGTCAACATTGGAGATGCAGGTGCTGGAGCAAGATATGTTGGTGTATGTACCCAGTCACCATACGTTAGGAACTGTACTAACTTTGTTCCTAATAGTGTAGGACTGAGGATTGATGGAAATCATGTGATGGGTATCAAGTCAATGGTTGTTGACTCATATACTCAGTACAACCAAGGTGGTATAGGTGTTACTATATCAAATGATGCTTATGCTCAGTTAGTTTCTATCTTTACTATTTGTGACGAGTCTGCTATCACTTGTGTATCAGGTGGACAGTGTGACCTCAACAACTCTAACGCATCATTCGGTACTTATGGTCTGATAGCATCAGGTATTGGTACTGTGGCACAGACAGGTTCATTATCACAGATTGCTGTAGAGGAGGATAATCAGGTAGTAGTATCTGGATTGACTGACAGACCTTACACTGGTCAGGTATTTTATCTTGGCGAATTGTTCAATGAGGTAACGAATGTAAGTATTACTAATCCTGGTAGTGGTTATACAACTGCTAACCCACCAAGAGTTACTGCTTCAGCCCCATCTGGTCCTAATGGTATACCTGCTGAAGGTATTGCTGTTATAAGTGGATTTGGTAGTGTAACCTCTGTAAATCTATTTGCAAATGGTTCACAATATAGAACTGCTCCGAGCATTACGATTGATGCACCAACATCAGGAGTAACTGCAACAGCAACTGCTGAAATTGGACCATCTTATTATACCATAAATAGTACGACTCCAGTTACAGCTGGTGTTTCTACGATTACTGTTGATCAAACTATACCAGCTAATGTTGGCGTTGGTTCTACAGTTCCGTTCGCAAGACAATCTCTAATACTTGCATCCTCATATACGTTTGAATATGTTGGTGCTGGATTAACAATCGGTGCAGCACTACCTACAGCAGGTGGTATTACAATACCAGAAAATGAAACAGTATCAGAGAAAGGCGGTAGGGTAGTATATACCTCAACCGATGAACGAGGTAATCTGAAAGTTGGTGATGGATTTACCATCAATCAACAGACAGGTACAATTACAGGTGATGCTTTCAATAAGAGCATTCAAGCAACATTAACGCCACTCATTATCGCACTAGGAGGATAAATGGCAGCGATCCCACTTAATAGATTTAGATCTTATACCCACACACTAACAGTGAATGCAGTGGGTATCTACACATGCCCACCAGGTGTTGCTTCTCTTGTCATATACGGCAACGTAGCAAATGTGGGCACGATGTCCTCAGTTACACAATTCAGTGTATTTCATAGCAGAAATTCTGTTGATACACCAATTGTTGATGGATATAGAGTACCACACCAAGATTCTGCTTCATTCATTGAAGGTAGATTGGTGTTGGAAACAGGTGACATTCTCAAAATTAAAGGAGATGTCAATAACACACAGAAATGCATTATAAGTGTATTGGAGAACGCTAAGTAATGGCAAAACTTCTTTCAGGTAAGGTAGGCGTAACAAGTTACGCTGGTTTATCTACAACTAGACAACAAACCACTGGGTTTCCAGGATTCCTTGGTCTGGAAGAAACTGAACCTAACTTAGGATTACCCACTAATAATGACTACGTATTATATGGTAACGTAGATGGTAAAAGATATTGGGATGTTCCATCAGGTTCTCCATCTGGTACTGCCTCAGGTCTAACAGTAGAAGATGAAGGTATAGCACCAACTGGTTTTGGTGGTTCTGTTACTAGATTCAACTTTGTTGGTAACGGTATACAAGCAGTTCAGACAAAACAAACCTTTGGTGGTGTTACGGTTGGTGTTGCTACTGTATTAGTCAATAAATCTACAAATGACGTACAAGATGCCAACGGTTTTACACGTATCACAGGTGTTACTACTTTCAGGGTTGGTGCAGGTTTATCATTTGTAGAACTACCACCAGGTGAGTTTCAATCTGGTATTGTATCAATATTTTCACAGGCAGATGCCCTAATAGATTTTCAGGACGATAGAGGATTTGCTTCATATCAAGACTTAGGTATTATAAGAGTAGGTGCAGGTCTTACTATAACAAATCCTGTTGCAGGTGTTGGATCAATCAGCCCAACGGGTGATTTCAATCATGTAGATCAGATAGTAGGTAAACATATATCAATTACTGGAGCATCCACAGCAACTTCTGGATACTTTGGTAATCTTACAGGTAATGTAACTGGTAATCTTACAGGTAATGTAGTTGGTAATATCCAAGGTAATGTCACAGGTGATGTTACAGGTGATGTTGTTGGAAACCTAACAGGAAATGCTAGTGGAAACCATGATGGATCCTTTAGTGGTAATGTAAACGGACAGTTCAACCAGAACCCTGCAAGTGGTATATCTACTATAGGTCAACTCAGAGTAGATACAGTATATTCTACTGGTATAGTTACAACTACCAAAGGATATATTGCACCAGGCGGATCGTTCGGATTTGTTGGAAACTTCAATGCTAGTGGTGTATCAACTGCTGCTTATCTTAACGTAACTCAGTTATCTGTTGCAGGTGTTACTACTGCACTTGGTGGTGTTATTGGTAACCTAACTGGTAATGTCAATGGTAGTATAAATCAGGCAGCAACTGGAATTTCAACTCTTGGACAGTTACAACTTACCACAGGAAATGCTACTGGTATTATAACATCAACAGGTGGGTTTGTAGGTAATCTTACAGGTGACGTAACAGGTGCTTGTACAGAAATAAGAGTAACAGATGAATCTACAGTTAGTAACTGTAATGTAATATACGCTTCAGGTGGTCCTACTGGTGATCTACAACCTAGATCAGGGACTAATTTAACATTCAACTCAAGTAACGGTACACTATTTGCTACTAAGTTTTCTGGAAATGGTAGTCTTCTTACAAACATATCAGCAGCAAATCTAGAAGGAACAATTCCTCCAGGTATTGATGGTAGTAATCTAACTAACATAGATGCAACAACGATAAAACTTACTGCTACTAACACTACAAATGCGGAACATTTTATCACATTTGTAGACACAGCAACTGGTAGTGAAGATGTTAGGACAGATACAGGGTTCACATATAATCCAGGTACAAATACTCTTGCTGTTGGTGTTATAGATGCTAATGCTACTGGACTGACTGGAACTCCTGATATTAATACTGGACATATATTACCAGGAACTGATAATACATATGATCTGGGATCTTCCACTATGAGGTGGAGAAATGTTCATTCTATGGACTTACAGTTGAATAATGAAGGTTCATCCAATGATGTTGACGGAACTTGGGGTGACTGGACAATTCAGGAAGGGGAATCAGATCTTTTCCTAAAGAATAATAGATCAGGTAAGAAATACAAATTCAATCTAACTGAAGTTTAATAAGAGGAACCGAATTGGTATAAATACGTAAGATAGGATTCTTAAAAAATACCAGTTATGTCTAGAGCTAGAGAGTTAGCCAAAGTCGGTGGAAAGAATCAGCAGGTCATCTCTGGTTTATCTACTCACGTCGGTATTTCTACCTTTGCTAAAGATGTTGTCATGTATGAAGACCTGACGGTCAATGGCAACACAGCAGTTGGTGGAAATTTAACAGTAACAGGAACCACGACCTTCAATGGTGGAACACTTACCCTTGGTGATGCTGCTACTGATAATGTCGTTTTTGGAGGCGATGTTAATTCAAATATTATACCGAATACGGATAATGCATACGATCTAGGTTCTTCTAGTCAGGAGTGGAAAGATTTATATGTTGATGGAACGGCAAATATTGATTCATTAGTAGCAGACACAGCAGACATCAATGGTGGTACTGTTGATGGTGCTACTGTTGGTGCTAACTCAGCATCCTCTGGTGCTTTTACTACTTTATC